GATGCAATGAAGTGTTACCCAGGAGAATACAGTCGTTTGCGAGATTCAGAATATATCAGAGCTTATGCTATTAAACGTGGTGGTGAGATTGCACACCCATATGCAGAGGCATTTATGTTACAGCGTACTATTGTTAGTTAAAGAGTAATACACAGTAGCTTCCTTGGCTGTCCGCCCTGCGTATAATATGGGTCGATTTATCTCCGGCTGAAGATCTTTAACAATCTGTTTTTCACGCTCAGTTAAAACAGACATAGCTACTTCAGTATCTGCTTCCTTAAAGATGAGATTATATTTAAAATCTGTATCCGTGGCATACATTTCAATGTGATCTACTAATAACGGGTCAACATTTAACCTTTTGAAAGCTATAAAACGCTCTACAGTTTCAGGTGTTCGCAGATAGTAATAACTTTTAAGCTTTAAAGGTGGTATACATGCTCTGCAATTAGTCTGTTGTATTTCACCAGATATTCCAATAGGTAATGTTATCGGATCTATTTTGAGTATTTTAAAAAACCACAACTGAGATTCATAATTCGGAATGATAGTACCAGGTGTAACCTTAACGTGAAAATATTTTGTAACGGTATCTTTACTAATCTTTATGCCAATAGCCAGACTGGATTCATATTCCCTAGCCTGATGAGTACTGTAAAGCTTAAATGAATTTGCTGTAGAGATGTGGAAGAAGTCGCTTTGTAACACGTCATCAGCTTTGTCTAGCTCGGCATAATATTTTAAAGTAATAGAGTCACTAATACCGATACCTAGTAATTTACGCTTACCGGTAGATGGTAAAATGTTTATAAACCTGATAAAACCCTTAAGCTTTTCAGATTCTTTCAAAACTCGATATTCTTTATACATCCGATAAATACTTACATGTCTACTTGTATTTTTCCTTGGTTTCATCTAATATACCACACGGATGGTTACGCTTATCCGTGTTGTAAGGTGTTCGGAGAGGAAGAGTATAAAGTTGGCCTAACATCAGAGTCTCCTGAAGCGTTGTTTAATTCACCGACAATAAAAAAGCTGAGGCAGCAGCTTAAAAATGGACAAATGCCCGAGGTTTGCAAACGACACTGCATAGACGGTAAGCAGCCGTTTAAACACCTTGCTCCGCAGAAGTATCAAGATTTGCAAACTGAATATTTTAAAAATACACAGGAAGACGGTACATTTGCATATAATCTCAAATGCTGGGAGATAAATGTGTCTAATATCTGTAATTTCAAGTGCCTCTATTGCAGCAGTCAACACAGCACAATGTTTGATGGAGCAAAACTAAAGACCTGTTTTAAGACAACTGAAGAATTATTGTCAGTTGCCAAAGAAACACTTAAAGAACTAGATATTTTATATCTAGTAGGTGGTGAACCACACTTAAACGAGAGTTTTTATAGCTTACTCGACCTGTTATTAGAGCAAGGCCGCTCTGATATAGAGGTTCAGTTCTCTACGAATATGAGTGGTTATATGTATAAAGGTCGCAATATGTATGAGCTACTCAACAACTTCAAGAATGTAAAGATCTTCGGTAGTCTAGATTGTAGTGGAACACGGTTAGAGTATATACGTAGAGGGGCTAATTGGAATCAGATAGAGGCAAATAGAGAAGCAATGTGCAACTACCCGAACATCAAGTTTGCTGCACAGCCAACTGTTACAAATTTAAGTGTTTTAAACCTGTTCGACTTTCATAAGGACTGGATTGAAAAGGGGTACCTGACAAAGGACAATTTGAGATTATATTGCCTAACAAACCCGGAAGAGCTGTCAGTAAATGTAATGCCGTCAAAGCTAAAAGTGTTAGCGTACAAGAAGCTTGACGAGTACAAAGCGTACCTAGGTGAATGTACTGATAAGGAGCTTAATCTTATGACTGTACCGGAGAAAATTACACACATTCAGCAAATATTGCTTAGACCGAATAATATTTCAAAAGAGAAGTTCGAAGCGTTTATGCAAAATCAAAACGACAAATTTAATTACCTAGATGTATTTCCTGAGTTTAGAACGGCGATGTGGTAAAGTATTTATAGTATTCCTTTACATGCTCCATCTTAAAGAATGGGTTATTCTTTAAGGACGACGGTTTTAGATGTGACCAACTCAGTATACAATTACTCAAATAAGCTTCACCCGCTTTAAAATCAAGATCTTTAAGGGTTGCAATGTCATTAGTGAAGTCTTGTAACTGCTTGTGAGGCAATTGTTTTCCCGAGCACCCTAAACACCACTGGCACGCTACAGGCGGTGCAGATTGGACGAAGAAGTCATGAAAATCCTTGTCAGATGTTTCAGTCGTAATTCGTATCGCGTCTAAGTCCGGGTTGTTTAGATATTCAAAATCATCCTTTATTAGATGCTGATGCTGTTTTAGGTATTTGTATTTCCGTCGAGATGCATAGCATCTATAAATTCTGCCATTGAATAAATTGAACCCGTCAACTCGGGCTATACACTTACTGTAGATTTTATTAACGAGAGCTTCATCTGTTATCTTTTCTATTGTGTTAGTTTTTGAAAAGTAATTTGTTACATTAGTTATAACGTCTAATTCTGGGTGAGAGGATCGTAACGACAATACACCATCTTTTACTGACTGCATCTTATCAGCTGAAAGTGGGTAGATGTTAACTCTCACGCTGCTTACTAGCTCAAATACTCTGCGAGGTGTGTCACTTAACAGTATACCATTCGTCACAAGAACAATTTGATTAGTTATTTTTGAATTTGTGATGTGTTCAAGCATCTCTACTAAATCATTGTTCAGCAGCGGTTCACCACCAACCAGTCTAATAGCATTGAAATGTATTTTGTTAGATAAGATATCTATATCTTTCTTAAATTGCTCAAGAGTATAGTGGGTGTCTGATGTTTTAAAATAAGGAGCATTATGAGTACACTGAGCGCAGCGTAAGTTACAGTGCTCTGTTATATCTATCTCGATGCTGTCTGCCTCGTACATTTGAATATTTACAGTTACCATGTAAATAGCTACAATGGTTAAGACTTTACATCAAATTTGGATAGGTAACGAGATACCGCCATATGCTGCTGTGTACCAGTCTTCATTTAAATCATTACACCCCAACTGGGAAGTTGTTTTGTGGAACAATGAGCGCATTGAGAGGTTTATAGAAACTTTCTTCCCGGTTTTATATCCAGCATACCTTTCATGTATTAAATGGCCGATTGCACGATCGGATTTAGCTAGATTATGTATTATACATAAACTCGGTGGGTTGTATGCGGATCTTGACATTGAGTGGTTTCGTAATGTTGAAAGTTTGATAAACCAAACTAAGCTATCTACTATATTTTTTCACGAATCAGACTCACCACTTCTTACGAATAGTATCTTTTATAGTCGACCAGGTACATTGTGCGTGGAGGATATTGTTAGTAAGATAGAATATGTCCCCAAAATTCAGAACACTACAGATGTTTTAAATTTTGCAGGTCCCATGTTTTTGACGAATGCTCTTGAAGGGCGAACAGACTATAAAGCAAACAGCCATGTATATTTTGAATATCCATATAAAGAACGTAAACTTTTTCAGTATGGACAGCACAAAAACGCTGGGTCATGGCTCTAGCTCTACATTAAGTATTATAACATGAAGACACTTTTCATCACGTTGACAAGTTCAGCACTCTCTGCAATTCAGCCGAGTGTGCTAGACGCGTGGTTCTTCAGAGACCCAGTTCTTGGTGAAGTTGATTATAGAGGTTTATCTGCTTTTGGTGGTTTCTGGAGCGATCCAGATACAGGTAGTTATATTGATACAACATTTACATCTTATGTGTGTGGTGGAGAATTCTTTCCGTGGGGTTACCAGGTGGTTAATCAAACCCAATATATACCACAGATAACAATCAAAGGTGATACTACAATAACATTTGTACCCTCTGGTATTGATACATCACAGCACGACGTACTCAAAATTATATATGAACCAGGAAACGGTGAGGAAGCAATTGTAGTTAATCGACCAATTCTAAATCACTATATTGATTTTTCAGATCAAGTATTTTTCGGTGAAACAAACATAAACTCACCAACACAGTTACCTCAGTCATTCGTGTATTATGCATCATCAAATCCAATAACATATACACCTGCGATCACAGCTTTATGCGGTGATATGACTCAGATATTTTACTACTACAGTGTTACAGTCTACCCTAATTCAATTTACGATATAGATAATGTTCATATTGTTTCTGTATCACAGCTATCAGCAGCTAGAGGTAGTAACTCAATGTGTATGTTCGAGGTTGAAAGTGATGATTTGTTAGCAGCTACGAAATTAAAAATCTCGTATGGTCCTACACCTACTCCAATGCCAACAGCGACACCACTACCTACACCTACATTACCACCACCAACTGCAACACCTACACCAACAGCGACTGAGACTCCTACACCAACACCAACTGAGACGCCTACACCTACACCAACAGCGACTGAGACACCTACTCCAACACCAACTGAGACTCCTACACCTACTCCAACTGCAACACCTACTCCAACAGCAACACCTACTCCAACAGCGACTGATATAGTACCTACACCTACACCGTGGGTAGGTCCGACAGCTACACCAACGGAGATTCCGCCTACACCGACACCAGTACCTACTGCAACACCAGTACCTACTGCGACAGCGATACCACCGACACCAACAGCGGTACCACCAACTCCGACTCCGACACCGACAGTGTCGCAAACCCCTTATCCGTTAATTCCATGATATCAAATACAACACCATTTGGAACAGCATCCGCTACTAGTATATTAGGTACAACATCCGCCGCTTGGAAAGCGTTTGATGGTGTAGGTGGTGCATGGGTAGGCTATACGTCTAATAAAGTTTACCCATATTGGGCAGTAACATACGATTTTGGTTTTACTGTTACAGCTTGGATGAGGTCTGGTTTTTTAAATGTTGATAATGTAAACAGCGCTGCAAACTGGACTACGTTTTTACAAGGTACTACTGCAGAAGCTATATCTGCAACAGATGGTGATTGGCATGTTTTAGCATTATCAAGTAATTCAATAAGTAGTGGTTATATAGGTGGATTACCTGGGGAGAATAGCTTCGTCCCTGGTGATTATAGATCCTTCCGCTGGGGTGTTAGCGCATATAACCCACTGCAGAATAGTATGACTGTGGTGGCAAATATGCTTCAACTGTCTGGTATATATGGTACTACTCCGACTCCTACACCGCTACCAACATCAACACCACTACCAACACCGACTCCGACACCTGTAATAGTCGAGCTGATACCTAAGATGGTAGATGACTCAAGACCTTCAGGTACAGCAGATTCAGAAGGTGAGGGTTCTTTTATTGGACATGAAGCTTGGAGAGCATTTGATAAAGTTGTTGGTGATTATTGGATTGATACATGGCACCTAACCTCATCTAGTGCATTAGTAACGTCTTGGATTTCGTATGATTTTGGTGTTAACCAGAAAGTTATTATCAAAAAGCTTTCTGGTTCAGTTTATATGCCTTCTGACAAAGAAGGTCAAAATATACATACAATCGTATTCGGTACTTCAGGTGATCCTAGGGCTATATACGATAATCGATCAACTACACCCCATGACTATCACGGCTGCGTTCCACTGCTTACTGCAGCGTCGTTTTTTAGTTTTGATAGAATATCACCACAAATTATAAATTCACTATCATCTTTCAGAGGTATTAGAATTGAACATGCATCTAAGAATATTAATAGTAATTTTGGATCAGCTGCAAGCGCTATTCAAGTGTATGGTTATTTTCTACCTACAGCAACACCTGTACCAACACCAACCCCGACACCGGTAAGAACACTTAACGGTACTAATAATATAGCTGCAGATGTTAATGCGTATGGCCATATATACGCTTCATCTCAGATGGCTGGGTTAAGCGCATTTCATGCATTTGATAATACCACTACTATGTGGAATGCATTTACGAAAGCTCCATCTGCCTGGATAACATTTGAGATGAAACCAAATCAATATGCAGCAGTTGATCGGTTTACAGGTCGATTCTATTTTACTGGAGGACTTAGTGGTAATTATGTTACACTCCTTCAAGGAACTGCTACATATCCAAGCAGTGGTTTAAGTGTACCGTGGACTACTATATACAGTTCAACAAGCAGCTTGTATTATATTGACCCTGCTCGTTTACCAGTGCCATGGACTAGCGCATACAACTCATTCCGTTGGTTGCTTTCATCGACAGCTTCGCTGTCTAGTGTTACCGTAGTGGGTAAGTACTTGGCACTGTATGGTACATACCAATATCCAACCCCAACTCCAACCCCACCTATACCGACTCCAGTACCTACACCAACTGACGTATCATTGATTGGTATGCATATCTCACCTGTTTATGCGCAGGGTCATGATTACGCATCTGGTAATGTGAGCACAGCAAACAACGCATTTAGTATAGATCAATCATCTCAATGGACAACCACTACAACTGCTAACACTGCATGGGTTATACATGAATTTAAAGATGGTATTATACAGGAGATAGATCGGTTTTATAATGTGTTAACGTTTACACCATTTCAATATGGTGAGAGCTTCGTGTCTCTAATACAAGGTACAGCAACATATCCAAGCAGTGGTATAAGCGTACCATGGACAACTCTGTATAGCTGTCAACCAGGTGATTACGATGTTGGTTATATTAGAGTTCCTAGAGTATCTGCATATTCGTCCTTTAGATGGTTGTTGTCGTCAACTGGTTCACTAGCTGGCCGCACTGTAGTTGGTAGCCATTTACAGGTGGCTCGCAGCTCTACATAGACTATACCACGTAATAAATACTAATAAATGCATCAACAGCTATATTCAACAGAGATTTTTGAGAAGTTGACACCTATTTACCCGTACGATTCTGCGGCAGATTTACAAGGCCGTGGGTTTTACAGCGATGAGCAGGTGAATTTTAACTTTAGTCAGCTCCTGTCTGGTGTTGCAGACTGCAAGGTAAACAACTTCTCTAATCTGTTCTTGACAAAGAAAAAGAAGCTTAGTGATTTCTTTACAATAACACCACTCGAGCATACACCGAATTCATTTTCAACTTTCTTTTCGTTTGATGCTATTGAAGGTACATCGCAAGAGTCTTTCTATTGGGGTGTAGACGAAAGTAACGATACAGGTCAAACAAGCATACGCACCTTCATTGAGAAGACACCAACCCCACAAAATCGTAACTTCTTTGATATATCGTTTATAGATAACATGCTCTGTAAAATTTCACATGAGCACGCTGGTATTTTAAGATATCTTACTCTTGATTATACCTTCAATCTCAGCTTTGCAGTTGATGCTGGATTAGATGCACTAGGTGTAGGAAGCCCTCAAATTTTTTATTACTTCTATGACAAAGAGACAGATCTAATGATCTTGTATAAGAAGATTTTTGATTTTCCGTATTACGCAACATACAACCCGTTTACTCGTAGAATAGCTCTAAGGCAACCACCAACGGGATCTAATCACCCATATAATCTTAATGGTGTAATGAGATTGAGACCTCATAGTGCACCTACTTCATCATACAAGCTAGATGATATAAGAGCTTCATATACAAAAGATTTTAACGTTGAATTAAATACAGCTGACGCAACAGTAGCTAGTAACAACTTTCTAGTTAACACAGAATACCATGATATAACAGATGGTCACTTTAATGTCAACATACTATCTCTTAAGAATGAGTTAACACCACAGAATAATAACGTACAACCTAGCGAGTACTTTACATCTGATAAATACGTTTCAAGAGAATATAATCGCATATTCACTGGTGCTCCACAGTTGTTAGGTGATGATAATATATCTTTAAGCTACACCGGTAAGACTAACATGCTAACGTTTAAAGCTGATGCAATAACGTATTTTCATGTACCCGGCAACATTTATCCATATAAACAGCTCAATGTAAATGATACTGACATAGCTAGATGTGGAGCAGTTGCAAGCGATCACCCAGTTAAGTCAGATAAGATCTTTAAGAGAAGAGGTGCATATAAGTATACATCACCGTTCGGTCAGTCTACAGATGAAGCTAATGGTGTATTCTTGTGTTCTTGGTTGTCCGCTGGTGTTGACTGTAAAACGCAACCTCTTTGGGTAGATAGGTATTATAACCCGATGGCGACGACATTCCTCGAAGCTCTAACTAGTACTAATATCAACACCTACATAACCAATTTTTCTACAATTGTAGGGACTGTTTGTGCAAATACCGCGTTTTTTGATAAACCTAGTGATTTGTATTTTGAACCTGGTGTATATTATGCTTACCATCACATTGGTACCAATGACATACAGACGTATCTCAAAACTTTAGCACCATCTGTGATTCAAAGTGGGTTAGTTAACTACTATGTTAACAATACTCAGATGTATGACAGAGTTGAAGAAGTTGGTGAGTTTTCTTTTGATGGTCAACAATACTCGACAACAGTGTCTCTTTCTTCTATTATACATAACAACCGGTTCACTATATCAGTTGACCTAAGTGTACCAAAATGGACTACTCCGTTCGCTAATCAGTTCATAGGTAACTTTATTAAGGATGGTATAGGACTATTCAGTGCTACTGACATAACACCATTTTTGTGCTTTTTCAACTTAAACAATCTCTACATCTATAACACTGACGGTGTGTTGTTAGACACAGTTGAGTTTGAGAGTAATATTGCATCGTTATCACGTGAGAGAAATGTCTCAGACTATTATGTTACATTGGATACCGGAAACGTATACCGTTTAACAACAAAGAATACTGTAATAGGTGAAATTATACCACCAACACCAGTAGGCATTATTGATAGCTATCATACAGATAATACAATAACAATGTTAGTTAGCACTGTATCTGGTAGAAGTGTATTAGATTATACTCTTGATACAAGTAGCGTTACAACACAGACAGCAACTACGTTAAGTGGTGTAGCCTTATCTGCGTGTTATACTACAGCTAAAATAAACGATAATATATTTTGTTTACCTAGCTCTAAGCTGCATGTAATAGGATCTGATATCTATCACATGGATAACGATATTGAGATTAGAAAATGGGACACGGTCAATAATATTGATTATCCATTCTTCCAGACAAGTGTACCAATAAGAGATTTCAATATTGATAGGTTTGATAATTTTTGGATCGCAACAGATTCAACTCTCTATGCATATACTAGCGCTCGTCAGGAGATATGCAATGTATTGATTAATACCAATGGTAAAGTACCCGTTGATGTAGACTTTATAAATGAAGTCACTGCAGCAGGTCAACAGAACTATGCTATAGTTACCACACAAAGCATTACACCAGGTGACACATCGATAACAGTATTCAGATACCTTGATACAGGTATATTTCACAGTTCCTTTACAACTGATAATCTATTCCCACATCTAATGGCAATGCAGAATACAAGTAATGGGGATTACGTTCGTAGACATTCATCTGGTTACTCTAGTGATATAACTGCTAAGATTGTAGTTAATAACATAATAAACACTAATCGTGAGGAATTTACCCTTACGATACCTACTAGTAGTATGGGTACTGGCTACCACAATCTGGTAGTTCGGTTTGACGCGTTGCGTGGAGACTTCGCTTGTTTTGTTGACGGTCTGAAGATGGATGATATACAATTCGTACCAGGTCAATATACATTCTCTAAGACATTAGATAGGCCAATAGTAATCGGTGCTACTCCTTTCTATAATTCTACATTGCCACAATATTTAAAGCAAAAAAATCATTACATGGTAGGTTGCAAACTTAAAAACTTTTGCATATATGATGACGCTTTGAATGATTCCGATATTGTTGCTATTGCTAACAGCTCTAAGACCATACCAAGTATTGTATATAATATGCCAGCTGGTATACGGTCATTTGTTGATGAAATTGAACGTTTCTTTAAGCTGGATGTACCTATTAATAAAGCTGCTCATTCAGCTGTATGTATAAATGTAGGTAACATACCTGAAGAGTTACAAAAATTGTTAACAGCTCGAATTTCTGCGAAGCTACAAAACGTATTACCAGTTAATACAACGGCATCTATAAAATGGGTACAAACAGCTGAGCCATATAGCGATGGTTCAACCTAATAAGTATATGAAACGATCAACCTTAACATAAAATACAATGCCAACACCGCCTAATCGATTTGATTCAAATAGACGACTTATTAGTACGCAAAGTGCATCTGCAAAGGTGTTCTCACGTAAGAATATGTCTATTAAGGGGTTTTCGAATACGGCTGTTGGACATAATTTAACACCTTACCCGACACCGGGACCATCACCGTCACCTACACCCACACCAACGGAGACACCCACTCCTACACCAGCGTCTAATTGCAATATAGTGACGAAAGCGGGTGATAATATAGTGACAAAAACCTCCGACCAAATTGTTATAGCTAACTGTATATAATATGAATCAAATAGAAACAATCTTTGATCAGTCTGGAATGCTACATGACAGGTTTATTAGCGAATCTTTCGAATTGCCGTATTCGTATGAAACTATTCAAATCCAACCAAACGAGCTGATATCATTTAGAGTTGTAAACGATGCAGTAGAGAAGTTGTATCATAATTTTCTCTACTTGTATGGTATAACGAGGGTAAGTTCAAATATCATACCCGATTCTCTGAATTACGTAGCTGGTGTTTCAGGTACATCGTTTGAGTGGTATCTTCCGACTACGTCTCAATCTGTTTACCAACCGCTATCAACTATTGGTATGGAACAGTATGATATCGTAAACAATGTACATGCAGTTTATAGTTCTGTTTACAATGGGTATCTTCTCTTCAGTGCGTCAGAGACGCACATTACTGTTACGCAAACAGATGGTACATCAGCTATCAATACATTACTCAGTACGTTTAATGCGAATATAGACTCAGATCTAACGTTCAAGACAATAACAGATATCAAGGTCCATGGTAACTTCCTTTATGTGATTGATGCGTTTTACAATAACCTGTACAGGTACAACATAACTGGATTATTGACAGATGATATATTTCCGAATACACTTATTCTCGATAAGGTAATTGGAGGTTCAGGTTCTTTCCAAGATAGATATGCGTTTAATAATCCAACATCGATGTGCATATACAACAACAATATATACATTCTCGATTCTGGTAACTACACGGTTAAGCAGTATGATGCTAGCTTGAATTTTGTTAATGCCTACCAATTGAAGCATACACTTGTTAATACATCACCAAAGCGTATCATCTCTAATGAAGTCACTGGTGAATTTATAATCGTTACAGGTACATGCCACATAATAAAGCTGACATCTGATTTTAAAGTTATCGAAGCAACACTCATTGCTAAGAATATACCTGACTATGCAAGTATACGAAACGTATTTACATCTAAAGCGTTTGTCAACTTTTATTATATTGTTACATCGGAAAATGTATATAAGTTGTATTTGAGTAAACCTTCTCATATTGTAGGCAAATTTACTCTATACAGGCTTGGTTATAGCCAAGATAGTATACTCTGCGTAGATAGCGCTGCAGTACCAAATACAACTGACGATGCAGTGTTTGCATTTACATCTAAGAATGGTGTAACTAATATTCTCAATTTAACCGAGACTGAGAATCTTATAAGCGTCCTATCCTACGACGATTTTCCGGTGTACGAATTGCAAGAGATTAAAACCTCAGGTGGTGAATATGTTCAACCATGGGTGTTTTCAAAGGCTGTGATTAAACTGCTGCTCAATCACCTGCGATTAAAAGACAAGATCAGAGGTCGCTTTACAGGTGTATATGATGTAAATCAGGTACCATTATTTGCTGGTACTCTATACTTTTTATTAGACGATCTTGACTTGACAGCGTATCAGATTACACCCGACCACATTATCGGAAATAATGAGGTGCTTACATCTGCTGCGATAAACAGAGGATTAAAGAAAATCTATGATATACAAGCATCTATCATAGGAAAGAGTAACGTTATAATACAAGATTCAAGTTACTTTCAGAACCAACCCGTAATCTTGAGATAAATAATTCAAATGGCTCAAAATCTTGTAAAATTTCTTATTCGGAGAGGCACTGACGCTGATCGCAAGACAATTATTTTGTCTGACGGTGAGCTGGGTATAACGACTGATAATGCCTCACGTAGACTATTTGTAGGTGATGGTGAACGAGCTGGTGGATGGCCAGTAGGTACCAAGTTCTATATAGCTGGTAGCTTTAGCGATGTTAACCCCATACAATTCGTGCAACCTGGTGACTTGGTATATGTAATCGGGTTAAGCGGTTTATATGCACTATCTGGAAGCGATAATTCGTCTTCTGATAACTATTTGAAAATCACATAATTATGTCAGTTAATATTAACAGCAATACTGTAATTCGTTTGATAGTTCGTAGAGGTACAGACCTCGAGCGACAATATGCTACACTTGACACAGGTGAACTAGCATACGCTATAGATACTAAGCGATTGTTTATTGGTAACGGCACTGTTGGTGATAGCACTGTTGCTGGTAATAAGCTTATCGGTGTTGTAACTTACCTTTCTGAGGTATCACAAGCTCAACCAGGTGATACTGTATTTGAAACATCTACTCAAAAGCTGTGGGCATTACAAGATCCGGCAAGCTTAGGCTGGATAACAGTAGGCACCAATATTATATTTGATGACCTCCCCGGTACAGGTTTAAGTTACTTCACAGAGTCATCTGCATCAGGTAACGTACAGCAGAGTGTAAACAAGCTTGAACTAGACTCAGCTTACTGGGCAATGAGCGCCGGTAACGTCTTTATAGGTAACATCTACAATAATTGGACTAGTGTAACACCTGCCAAGCTTGCAGTGGGTGGACCACTCTTTATAAACGGTGAAGCCAATACATCACAGATACAGCTATCTGCTAGCAACTCTTGCAGCGTTAATTTCCGTAATGTAGGTGGTACAGGTTACACTACATTTTCTACTCAATCAGCTTTCAGGTTTACAACTACAACAAGCACAGGTACGAGCGCTAATCCCGGGTTCGTGTTCACTGGTGGTAAAACCAATGGAGCTGTATTAGTAGAAGGTAACTTGTATGTTAAAGGTGCTGCTACTTTCTTAAGCGGTTACAATGCAATAAGCACAACTGCGATGTCACTAACATCGCTTAATATTGATACAACAGGTCACCCTGCTCTTACAGCCCTCGTCTTGTACAATGGAGATCCAAGCCCAGTTACATTGATTGACGTGAGTGGTATTAATGGACCTATACTAACAGTTAATACACAGCCATGGTTTGGAGTCAACACAAACAACTTCAAGGGGCTGAGTGCATATAACATAGCTCTTAGCGGTAGAACAATTCTTACTAATGGTTGTACAGTTGTAGGTGATATAAGTGCAACTGGTGACGTAGTTGCGTACTATTCATCTGATAGTAGACTTAAAGATAATATTGTACCTATTACAAGTGCTCTTGATAAGCTAATGAGTTTACGTGGTGTAGAGTTTGACTGGAATTCGAAGAGCATCTATAATGGACATGATATTGGTGTCATAGCTCAAGAAGTTGAGAAGGTTATACCATCTGCTGTAGCGGATAGACAGAATGGGTATAAAGGTGTACAGTATGAAAAAATCATACCACTCATTATTGAGGCAATACGAGAATTAAATGATAAAAAATAATGTCAACAGTTTTACCTTTTACCGATCTAAGTTTTGTAGATATTGACACGCTCTATGGAGCGGGTATAAGTAACACCTCCTTCTTAGTTAAAGGGTATACAGAGACATACACAACATATCATACAAAACACGATGGTTTCATCTCAATGGTATTCGCCGAGGTACCACATGGTGCTAATATGTTCTCTGTTAGTGCCTACAACACAGCTAAACCTGCGCAGAAGACAATAACAGTTTTTACATCTGGTGGTATCGTTTTAGGTACCGAGTATAAGATTGCGACAGGTTTAACAGCACCTTATACCTATAATGTAGTTGTTAATTGCCCGAGTTTATCGTCAACTGAAACGTTTACGTTATCAACCTCTTATCTAAAAACTACGACGGCACCATATGTACAGACAATTAAGACTGGGTTTAATACATTTAGTATTGATGGTTGGTCAGAGGCTTATACGAAGTATCATACAGCTAAGAATGGTAAGATTACATTAACATTTAAAACAATACCGTTAAGTTCTGGTACATTCTCAGTTAGTGCAATTAATGCGACCAATAGTGCGAAGCGATCAACAACTACGTTTACTGCATCAGCTGTAACTCTTAACAACCCATACACTCTAGTCAGTGGTTTATCAGCTCCGTACACTTACAACGTGATTGTTGTTAATAATGGGTTGCATAAATCCGAGCAATTTACAATACCTGTAGTGTATGATAAAGTAACTACATCATATAACCAGGTAACAAAGCTTGGATTCTCCAAGCAAGTGAATACAACAACTCTACCTCTTTCGAACATAAAGTTGAGTTATTATGGTGGACAAGATCTAGATATTGGTGATGATCCAACAGGTCCAATAAAGTTTTCTACTTTTCTAGGCGCGGTTAATTACGATCCTTTAGTATATGCAGTGTATACACCATCCCAGTCTACCACTGTATCAGCTACTCCAGTTATATTTAAAGATAAGAGAACTGGCAACTATTTAGTAACACCTGTAGCACCACTCTATCTCAGCAATTTACCTGGTTTTATAGTTGAGACTAAATTATCACCTGATATTGGTGGTAACTTTATAATGCTGGATGCACCTATTAGTATTACAATGGACAACGCACCAACTCGAGTGACATTATATATTGGTGTATCAGGTGACCGTAAAAGGGTAACAAACAGCGGTACAGTTATACCAAGCACTCTAATGGAAGCTGTGTCAAGCGTAGTCGCACCTAGGGTGATCAGTAGTAATCAGGCTACCATAGACAATTTAACTAAATCATTTTCGTATTTTTTATTACCAAGTAAGAATGGCAAAGGCGCAATTGTTGAGGTGCTGGGTCGTAAATCCGGCCGCATTACGACATTAGTAGATACTGTTAATCTGAGCGAGGCTGATATTGCTAAACTTACACCACTCTCAGCAAAGAAGAGTGCTGCTAAGAGACAAGAGGAGCTTGCTCTTTTAGTCGCGCCTCAATTGCTAACAGATAAGAAGCTTAAGGCTGGTACACAAACTAAGATATTGGATCCATATCTAGTATCCAATACAGTTACATCGATTTTATCAACCTACAGTGTATCGCAGTTACAAGCTTTAAGTACTGAGCAGTTATCTGTAATTCTACAGGATGCTGGTGCAGCTAGCACATATACTGCTGCAGGTTTAGTGGGTGTATTACAAACGTTTACTGTTACAGGGTCTGCTACTACATACGAAGCACCCCTTGTAACAGTAGTCTCAGATAGTACATCAAATACTCACCATACTTGGAATTTTAAGCTACAAGATTTTGGTATATCTTTAGGTCAAACGATTGTATTCTATATCGGGTCAACCTTTAACCACTTTAACTTAAATATTTCAGGGCCCAAGTATATAACTAATTCCTTGTGGGGTAATTTCAAAACTACCTTATCTGCAGTAAACGTACCTAAGCTGGACTTTGACTTGTAATTGTTTCTGGAGTTTCAATATTCATACGCTATACTTTTAGTATGATACATTTTGACCCAGTAAAGCACGTTTACACAAACACTCTAACCAACGAGAAGTATATCTCAGTATCGACTATATTAGGTAAATTTAAATCAGAGTTTGATAAGGAAAATATATCAAGATTTGTCGCTCAGAAGCGCGGTGTAACTCAAGCAGAGATTTTAGCAGAGTGGGAGAAGACTAATAACGATTCAAAAGTAATTGGTACCAAGATACATGCAATTCTAGAAGAGTATGCTAAAAACGGTATGGTTGAACCTGAAAATGAAAAACTCGTTAATGAGTTTAAGAAGATGGGTAACTACACTAAGAAAGCTGGTACGTTGCATGAACAGCTCGTTTACAATCACCAGTATAAGATTGCAGGTACTGCAGATATTATACACCCAGATGGAAAATATTTCGATGTCTTTGATATTAAAACAAACAAGAAATTTAACTTCTTCTCTGGGTATGATAAGATGTTGAAACCTCCGTTGGACCATTTCACAGACTGTGAATATAACAATTATAGTATGCAGCTTTCACTATATGCATATTTGTATCATCTGATGACAGGTAGAATTGTAAGACAGTTAGGTGTCTTTTACTATGACAAGATTGCAGAGACATTTCAACGCTATCCAGTTGCATACTTGAAAAACGATGTAATTAATCTTTTGAATGCACGGTAGAGAACGAAAAAATTGGCCGGAGACCGCGATGAAGCTAGCTCTTGATATAGCTGATTGTCGTAGCGAAGATCCCTGGATACAGGTCGGTGCTGCTGCTATCAAGTTTGATAAGGGTATAGTAGTTGGGTATAATGGACCACCAACCGGTGTTGATATTGACTGGTCGAATAGGGATGAGCGTAGACCATTTGTTCTGCACGCCGAGGAGAATGTATTGAGTAATGTAAAGCGTGGTGAAGTAGAAATATTAGCGGTTACACACTTACCATGTAATAAGTGTATGAGCACCATTGCTCAAAAAGGTATCAGAGTAGTTTACTATCATGATTTTTTAGAAAATTACGATAAAGAATTAACATTCAAGATGGCTGATAAGTTTCAGATTAAATTAATACAACTATGACACTAGAAGAAATAATTTTATCGAATAGCACAGCTCCTATAAGCAAGCTGATGACTCCAGCGACAAAAGCGTTCAACGCACCAACAACCGGTATTACTGTGCAGGCACCTGCAGCGGTACCTGTTATACGAGATTGTGCGATGATGACAATGAAATATCTCCCACACCATGTTTTTGGCTTGTATGCCAATCCATTTGGTAGTCTTAAAGGTACCTTGACAGTAGACATTATAAAGGATTTTGTTGAGAGATCTAAGAATACTATCGAAACTTATCAACTACTTCGATTAATCATAGACAAAGGACCCGCTGTTATATCTCAATCTTCGACAATTGTACCAGTAGACTCATCTGACCCGTATGGTGAATACGGTACTACTGTTAACGTTGAGCAAACATACCACGATGATGTGTATACCCTGTCGAAACTCTTTGGAGTTATCTAAATACAAGTATGAGCGATGAATTCAATGTATTTAGTCTAGTCTTCGAAAAGCACCTTAAAGATTGCAAGTGTGTAGAAGAAGACAAAAAGTTTATAAAAGCACGCGCGACTGGTGCTGAAAAGATTCAAAAAGCTGCTGCAGCAAAAGGTGGTTATGCTCAGCTCACCGCTATCCATTTTAAAGCTAAAGAGATACCGTATAAGCAATCTCTAAAACACGTTGAAGATACGAAGTTTGTCGAAAAGAAGGCTGATGAATGTATTCGTAAGCTCGCAGGTTGGAAGAAAATGTCTCAGAAAGAGTTCCAGCAGGTAATGGGTCAGCTAGAAGTTTACGGTGAAGTTTTTATCGATGCGAAATAGACTTTAGCTCTTTAGCATACCGTTTGAAAGCCTCAGCGTTTGCTTCCATCCTCTTCTTTACACCCTGCCATTTACCACTTGTATAATTAGTATGGTTCAAATACTCTGCTGGTACTTTGCTCCATTGACCTGCATTCATGAGTGCAATAGTCTTAGGGCCTAGATCACCACGATATAGTGCATTAATTATGCCAGTCTTAACATAGATCGGTAAAGCGGTGTAGTTCGTAATTTTTGTACCTGCAAATGCTTCTTTCTTAACTATATCTCTCTTCAAGAGCAACAGAGCGTCTGTATCACTGAGACCTTTACTGAAATTTTCACCTGGTAGTATTTTATGACCGTAAGCTATTGTATCACTACCTTTTTCTTTGCTTTCATGTGCATACCATCGGCCTCTTGACTTATCCCAGCCACCCTCTGGATCAGCTTTACTATTCTCGTATTTTTTAATTGTATCTGCAATAGAATTAGTTGATGTATTATCAACTGGCTTTGCTGCAATTGTGCTGACAGGTGTATGCTTCACAGGAGCTGCTACAGTATGCTTAACAGCAGCAGTTTGCTTAACAGGTGTAGATTGTTTATGTTGGTTATGATTATAGTGCATACCACCAAGCGCTAATGCACCAGCTAAACCTGCAGTGCCTAGAGCTTTTGACAAAACACCCTCTGTTTGCATATCGCCTGTATAATATGTTTTAAATCGTACCATTGCAACAGTATTTATTCGACGACTTGCACAATGCTAATGACAAAGTAAATATGCTTATGACGTATATCATAAGCTTTATGGCAGCTATTATTCTAGTAGCTGGTGGTACTGCATATTGGCAGTATAAGGTTAACACTAGATTACATGAGCAGGTAGCTACTCTTCAGATAGAAAACAAATTACAGAAGGAAACAATCACGCAGGTATCTAACAATTACAACGAGACAGTTAAGCGTATTGATTTTATTCAACAACAAAGCGATATAATCAATAGTAATGCTCAAGCTAAAGTCGAAGTATTCAATAAACACAATCTTGCTCTACTCGCTGAGAAGAAGGCAGGTCTAATTGAGATTAGAGTTAATAGCGGGTCTCAAAAAGCACTGGATGCACTCGAAAATTTAACTGATCCCCAATGGAAACCATGAAAACATCAATTTTATACACATTGCTAATAGCCGTTGCACTTTTATCTGGATGCGCAACGGAGAATATCGTCACCTCGCAATCTATTAGACCGTACATACCTTCGCTACCACCACGTGTTAAGATGGAAACGGTAGAATGGAAGATTATTAACGTTGAATCTAATGCATATTTTGCGTTAGATGCAAACAACTATAAGGCTCTATCAAAGAATATTGCTGAAACTACTGCATATCTAGCGAAGGTTAGGACTATTGTATACTCTCTCCAGTCATCGAATGTAATTACAACAGTACCTCAGAAGAAATCATTTCTTTCTAAGCTTTTTTGATTTACATAAACAGTGTTGAACACATTCGCATGTATCACAGCACTTGTCGTTGTGTAGAAGTATATCAGGCCTGACGCAGGTTCCACCGTGAGGTATTTGACAACCGTTTGGACCACCAGTAAATTCTCTCACCCATGCTTCAAAGGATTCAGGCTGAACTGTTTTAGCGTAAATAGGTGGTTCAGTTACAGCTTTTGCTTTTTTCATTAACGCATTATAATATCGGAAATATATTAATGCAACTATTAACGTTCTATTGCAGTTCGTAAAGCAAATGAAGCGCGTTCAGGTGTAAATCTATCCTTTAACCGTATAACAGTATTAATAGCTCCCATAAACGCTCTTAGTTGGCATTGAATCTTAGCTTCATCAAAACCTTTAGGTGCACCAACTTTACCGATTTTTGCTTGTATGCTTTTATGGTGTAGGTAAGCCTCAGCTGGTAGGACTATTTTGTCTTTATACTCCATGAAGAATGGTGGTAAGAGCAGCTTAACTATAGCGTACTTGTACCAATCTGCTTGTACCCAGGTATCATACTCTTCAGTATTCATACCTGATATGTCGGGTATACCTACAGTATCGACAAAAGTCTGTAGCAGCTCATTATCATAAAAAATGAAATTAACACCCTGTATATTCGAGGTTATTGTACCCCATGCAGTCATGAGATACATCAGCTTGAAACGGAGATCATCAAATTCTATTCTTTTACCCTGCTCTATGTTGTATAGTGTATTTGCTCTACCAGATGAGAGTAGGCTGCTTGCAAGCATTCGACCCTTAGTGCTTTTGAGTGTGATATCAGTATAGAACAAGAACGCTTTTTTAAAGTCATCAATATCTGTAGGTTTAAATCCACCTGTTGAAGTAAATTCACCGAAATCTATACCTGGTATGATATCTTGCATACCTGAATCAGTAACAGAAGGTAATGCACGCTCTTGTTGATCACCAGAAATACCTACTGCGTGTCTAGTATATTTTACCCAATCTGGGCACCCGGGATACATAACTGCGTAACCAAAAGTTACGTTCTTCTTCGCTGTATCAGAACGTACGTGTAGATAAAGTGCCGTATCGTTTTCATATTCACCCATTGCAAATATTTCCCAAATAAAATTAGAGCCACCGTGACTTTGAGGCATTTTCTTATACCCTTTACCCTCTAAATATTTGCATATCGTGTCAAATATTGTGTGTAAGCTCGTTAAAGGTCTAACAGTGTCAGCGCCTAATAGTACAAAACGCTTTCTTATTTGAGCTGGTGTTGTTTCGGGTACATGGGGTAATGGTGCATGTGTCCCGGGGTCAGTCAGTTTCGGTGGTACAGTGTATATTACAGGTGCGTATGGTGATGTTGTATTTCTAGGTTCTACCTTTGCAAACCCAACTAAGATGCCAGTAGCTGTCAGGAGGTGTTTGTTCCATACCGAACCCTGTACGAGTTTACCATGGAGATGGCTATACCGAGCAAGAGTATTACCACCACCTACAGTAGGTGGTTTTTGAGTAAATGATGGGTTATTAGCTACAAAAGCTTTCATAACCCTTGTTGAAAAGGCTTCTTTAGCTAGCTCCTGTATCTCTTGCTCTGCGCTGTCAAACGGTGAAGTCGCCATATAAACAAATACTTAATCAGACTTAGGAGGAGGCTGTGCTTGATTATTTCGCTCTTCATCTAGCTCTCGTAACCATTTAGGCTTATAAGCACTTGGCATAGACTCGTCATAATTATCTCTGAACTTTTTAAGATCACGACCTTTTTCAGGTCCTTTTCCTTTTCCATATGTTTTCATCATAAAATTGCTGTCCAATTATTATCACTGTGTAATTCGATTTTTTCAACGTTTAAAAATTTTAACAATTTTTCACGTTCTTCAGGTATAATATCTTGTGGTATATTCTGGTATCTATCTCGTGCTGCAAGCTTTCTGCTTGAACATCCACAGCCCTTGCTGTTATTGACAGCATTTATAAAGAATTGCACAGTGTGGCAATCTTTACAGTCGAAAGATCCAAGCGCATTATAAAACTCTTCGTAGTTATTAAAGATCAACATGGCTTAATTTGCTGTATATAAACAGGCTTAAAATGTAAACAGCTGGCATTAGAGATAGGGTGCTATAACAACTAGCAATGCTAATCCAGAAGCCTAGACATTTCGGACAGATTATCAGCCGAATGAAGAAATTACTATACTTACTAGCGACAAAATCTAAAAAGTTTGACTTGAAGGACCATTTGTTTTTGTATTCTTTGATTACGTTGAGAGGTAGCCACTGAAAATATTCATAGAATGCCTCGGTTTTAAACCATATGAATAGACAAGTAGATACCAAACACGATCTCAATATGATTTCTAATATGCAACCCATGTAAATAGTTATGGTTTTTGCATGAATAATCAATAAATAATTTCGTGAAATTCGACCAATTAGCTCTCTTTGTAGAGAATCCACAATTCAGCGAGGCCGCCCCTCGAATATTCGATTTACCTTTTGACTGGAAGGGATCGGTTGAAGCAGCGTTCTACACGGTGTACTATAGCTATTTTAAGAAGCAAGCGGAAGAGAGCGGTGTATTAGCTTTGTCAGGTGATTTTGGATTTATACCGCCAGTTGTTCGACCAACTGTTGAGAAATACGTCAAGAACGAGATAAAGTACACTACCGCAATGATGGAGAAGAGAAAACCAACACCAGCGGATAAAGATCGCATTACGAAAGCTAAGATAGCTGTTAGAAAAAGATGTGCAGAGCTAGGAGATATCCTACAGGAAATTCCTACTGTTTATGTAGGCTACAATCCCAAAACAGGTAAAGGTTGCCCAACGTTTGGTATTTCTCCAAATACTAACCTTCTAGTAAACCTCGGTTATGCATCTCTGCTAACTGATGAACAGTTGATAGGTGTATTAGCACATGAAGCATTACACGTCTTCCTGCGTCACTGGGACCGCTTGAAAGGGCGAACACCTTTTAGACTTGCCAATTATGCAACAGATGCGTATATTAACAGTGATTTAACGGATTCAAATTTTCATTTACCTGAAGGTGGTATACAAGCCGCCGGTGGTCGGTTTAACCTGCAGGTATTGTATGTTGATGTTGATGTACCGGATATATCAATTGCTCAACCGCAACTAGTTAATCTTAGATTTGACCTTAAAGGCCGCAACTGGGAATCGGTGTTTGAGGAATTGAAGGAGAAATTAAACGTAAAAGCATTAAAGGATATAAAAGTTTTTGAGTATGGTGATGTTGTATTCGACACAAGTAGAAATACTTTTGGGGTTGTTGAAGACGTCTATAAAGACTACAGTAATGAGAATAACGTAACATACACAGTTCGAGAGATTACCGAAGAAGAGGCTAAAAAATTATCAAAATTGAAAGCAGAAAGAAAGCAAGGATTAATGTAATATGGCTAAACCATTACCAAAACCAGTAGTACCAGTAGTACCGGTACAGCAACCAATACGAAATAGGTACAACACGCACAGCACCGAGTTTAATAATGCGTTTCTTAAGCCAGTAATTTATAACCCGTGTAGTGGTGGAGGTGGAGGCTCACCTGGTAATACACCACCGGATGAAATAGTTTTCAGACCTCCAACCCCACAGAACCAGCCAGGTGACAAAGATAAGGGTGATAAGGATAAAGGTGGTAAAGATAAGGATAAGAAACCTAAACTGTTTAAACCTGGTGACCGTGTAAAATTTAAAGGTACTGGTAAGTATGGTGTTATCGTTAAAGCAGAAGGTACCATACCCGGTGAGCAAGATCTTGATATTATGCCTGAAGAGGATCTTGTTGTTAGTGAGGCAGTTGTGTCCGGTGTAAAAAGTAGTCAAGTTGTTCTAGCATCATCATCAGGTGATGACGAGGGAGATGGAGAAGATGGAGAAGGTGACGATGATGGAGATGGAGAAGGTGACGATGATGGAGAAGGTGACGATGATGGAGAAGAGGGTCAACCTATGCCCCCCGGTGGTAAAAAAGGAAAAGGAGAAGGAGAAGGCGGCAAAGGAAAAGGAGAAGGAGAAGGTAAAGGTGGTGAAGGAAAAGGAGAAGGAGAAGGTAAAGGTGGTGAAGGAAAAGGAGAGGGTGAAGACGAGGATGAAGACGAGGGTGAAGGAGAAGAAGGAAAAGGAGAAGGAAAAGGAGAGGGTGAAGACGAGGGTGAAGGAGAAGAAGGAAAAGGAGAAGAAGGGGAGTCACCAGCTATTAATCAAATAGGTAAAGATTCAGAGATAACCGATGATGAAAATATCGAATTGCTTGACCCTGAAGATGCTAAGCACTTAAGACATGAACCGTTATCTGATAACGTTATTGATAATATTATAGAGAAGTATAAAGATTCAGAGGAATCTGGTAGAGGTACTGGTTCATCCAGTGCTATCATGAAGACTATATTAAAGTCTCGTAATAACGCTGACTGGAGAGAGATCCTACGCGATTTCCTCAAGAAAGGTGTACCAACGGTATCTCGCTCACGTTCAATAAGACGCCCTTCAAGATCAGGCTCTGTAAGAGGTCAGTATTTACCCGGCAGAGCTCCTAAATCTGGTGGCCCACCACAGAGAACTGTTGTCGTAGCGATTGACACATCAGGTTCTGTATTTGACGAGAAGTTTCAGAAAGTGTTCTTCGCTGAGGTGTTTGACATCGTAGAGAAAATGAACATGAACGTTCTTTTAATTCCATGGGATTACACAGTATTTGCAGATAGAGTTATGTACATAACTCCAAATACAGTAGATCAAAAAATAGACGAGTTGAATGCTGCTGGTTTACCTGGTGGTGGTGGTACCAATATGAGTTCTGTAGCACAGTATATACAAGCTGAGCAACCTGAAATCATACCTAAGCTAGCAGGTGTCATTTATATTACCGACTTGGAAGTAGAGTCTAATGTAGACGTCTTACCAGATGCTCCGATAGCGATCTTTGGACCTATGTCACTGTTTAATAGGCGCAGAGGTGCAGAGTTCACAAATTTTGGTGCGTCTGTTACAACTTATGATGACGGCACCGGCGGAGGCTCGTGATTTAAACATAAATAATAATATCGAAATGAAAAAACTCGACCAAAAACTAGTAGAAAAATTTCTTCTTGGAGAAGCAAGCAAATATGGTAGTGCTGAAGAGGCTCCGCCGCCTATTTCACCTTTTGACGCGTATACAGGTGAAGACCCGACAGATTTCGAGCAAGCTACTCTAGACAGATCAAAGGGTGATAAAGTAGAAGAAGTCAAAACTGGTTCTATTAAGCTATCCTACAAGACGGTTGAACAAGCACTTTGGAACGCTTTTGAAACAAGCGAAGATAAACCTGAAAAGAATACAATGCTCATCTGGGGGTTACCTGGTATTGGTAAGAGTGAAATATTAAAACAGTTCGGTAAGAAGGTTAAACGCAAACATTTCAATGATCGTAACACTATTAGCGCAACGATAAAAGGAAAGGTTCAAGCTATAGAAGGAGATGAGAAATCTAAAGATGTTATCATCTTTAACAATTTACCAACATGGGCAGAGAAAGAAACCGTAATGGAAAATCTGAAAGATTACTTTTGGATTTTTGACGTTAGATCAGCTTCCATGCTTGTAGAGAATATTACTGGTCTACCAATGGTTGGTAATAAAAAAGAATACGAAGTAAACACTACACCTATTTGGGTGCACATGGTGACTAATCCTGATGCTGCAGGTATTCTACTGCTAGATGAAATCAATCAAGCAAACCCTGATGTTTGTAAGATCATGTATCAGATTCTTTGGGACAGAGTAATCGGTGAACATCCGATGAGTCCAAACGTATTTGTATGTGGTGCAGGTAACTTAGGTGATATGTTCGAGGAGCTTACAACTGATATGACACCCGCTGCAACAAACCGTTGTAAGATTGGTACTCTTGTAGCAGATCCTGAGTTGTGGTTCAGATATGCAACCACAATAAATGAGAAGACGGGTAAGACTTATGTCGATCAATTTATCGTAGATTACGTTAAGACGGATCCAAAGAAAACGTTTCTCGTGATGCCTAGAAAATATTCAGGTGGTAAGTTTGGTAAAGGAGCAAATCAGCATGGTTGGCCTAGCCCTCGTAGTATTGTACAATATAGCCAGACGTTTAGAATGATAACTAGTAGATTCAATAACGATCTAGCTTCTGCTACAACAACTGAAGAGAAGAAGAAACTATCAAGCGAGTGGGTAAATGAGGTTATTCGCGAGGCAGGTCTCTTCTGTGGGTACGATTGGGCAACAGGATTGAAAGAGTATTTGCAAAAAACGTCAAAACCGGCGTTTAATCGCGTATCATTATTCAATATCGACTTCTCTCAGCTAAACATGGCAGATGAACTCGCTTGGGAGAAATATATTCTCAATCAACTTATCGTTCTTGGTGATGAAGTTATTGGTGACGGTAACGGTAAAGGTATAATACAGAATTCTTCACCGCCGTCTACATATGAAGATATGTTTGAAAAGGTTCTTAAGAAATCCGCTGAGCTAAGTCTAGAAAAGCTAACAACATTGCTTTGCGATCTCAAAGCAAAAGATGAATCACTGGGAGCAGCTATTATAGCGTCATATACCGCTTTGAATGATACGCATGTAGATGAAGCAATCGCGGCAGCAACCAGAATAGGTATTAATAAAACACCTTAATATGAATCAAAAAAACATGAATACAAAACGTCTTGAGAAGATATCTTTTAAGGATATGGTTCTTTATGTAGAAGACATGGATGCAGCTAAGCCATCTACTACAACTCGTGAAAAATTTAGTCGAATTGGTGAAAAGCTAGCAGACACCTTTGATTTTGACGATAATGTTGGACCTAACCTAAAGAGAATGAAGGCTTTTATCAATAAAGAGTTTGATGCTAGCGGATTCTCTGAGCGATACACGTCTCAATTGAAGAAGTATGTTGATCAGTTCACTGATACACTGTCGTTGATGATGTGGGTGCAGAATCTTGCTCTAACTGAATAACTAGGTGTTAGCACCGTGTAACACGGTATGTATCTTCTTTATACACCTGTCATCTAAAAAGGCTAATGCTATCATTTCACCGTACTTATACGGGTTTGAAGCCTTCAACTTCCGTAGGTAATTACCCAGCTTCTCAATTGGCGTCTTTAAAATAACAGATACCTGTGCAGCTGATACATCTTCATGAAGAATATGAGTGTAAACATCACTTAATTGATTGGATTGGTATTTTACTTTATTTGCCATGTTATACAATTATTTAGATCTTTAGATAAAAAAAGACAGAAAAACAGTTGAACTATATCTTTTTGTCTATACAATATTATTACATTTATGACAACAACTAACACAACGACAGACGAAACGAAACCGACCAAACCCGCTCGCGTTATTACGCCGAAGCTGCAGTGTATCGTTACCGGTAAGGGCCGGTTGACGAACAAGGCGTATCTCGAGTCCAAGGCCAGCCAGGCTGGTGTCTCTACGGACGAGTATTTGAAGAAATACATCAGCCGTGAAGCGCTTCGCTTGCTCCGTCAGGGTAAGACGTTGGTTGAAGTTCGTCAAGAGCTCAACAGTACGTGTACGACCGACATCGCTGAGGCTGAGCTTCAGGCTGCCATCAAGATGAACGGTAAGTGGGGAAAAGCTGAATAATCAGTAATACAAAACAAAAGGGTGCGGTCGTAAAAAATCGCACCCTTTTGTCTTAAATAAAATATCATGGATGGAGATACAATTACTCAAGTTGAAGGTGAAGATATATTGACAGAGCTTCTCTCTAATGTAGCAGAGGATGATGATCATATTGAAGCACTTGCTACCAAGTTCGAGCTATCTGAAGATAATATTAGAGTGTGGTTGGAGAAGGTGCAAGTAAAAGCATCACTCGTCAACCTTTAGAGTCGTTGACTTGCTTAACTAATCGTTGCATCTCAGCAGCTTCATAATATCTACCTGCATTAGCTAATACCACATCAGTTCTTTTAAATTCAGAGACACCATCACATCGTGCTTCAAGAAGAGGTCCAACAGAGTAGTCGACTTTATTGTCGCTTAGGTATTCTAATGCACGTGTACATATCTCGATAGCGTCTGCAACACCTTTACTATCAACGACTTGTACATCTTTCTTACCTACTTTAACTGTCCATTTTTTTACCATGTGTCCTTTGTTAGTATTTATTATCTAATAATAAAATTCTAGGTGCTTAAAATTATCTTGACTTAAAATTAGCTTTCCTGTATTATACATTTAATGAATATTGAAATAGCACCGACTGAATTTAAGCCCGCAAAGGATGTTGTAATTCCAGGAGTATTCTATAAACGCATAACTACAGGTATACCTGCTGTAGATAGCTTTCTCTCCGGTGGTTGGCTACCCGGTTCAACTTTTACATTCACTGGTCGAGCTGGTCTAGGTAAATCTACTTTCTTGTTTCAAATGTTAGAAGCGACAACCAAGCAGGGGTATAGTGTATGTGTAGCTGGTTGCGAGGAGAGTATATATCAAATGGCATTTACCTGCAACCGTCTTGGTGTACAAGATGTGATGTTGGGTAATAAAAGCGATGTAGATGAGATTGTTGCTCTTATGCCTCTATTCGATATTCTGATTATAGATTCCTTTCCAGGTCTAACAACGAAGCATGGATTGAATACAAGAGCTCATGAAAAATACTGTTATGAAACGATCGTTAGTAAAGCACAAGAACATGAGTGCACTACAGGGTTTGTATGTCACCTAACTAAACAGGGCATACTAAAAGGTTCTAGCGACCTTCTACATGTAGTAGATGCAAATATGCGCATAGTTGGTCCAGAAGCTGGTGAATCTGATGAATGTAGGCATATTATGTTCGACAAGAATCGCTTTGGTGCCGCAGGTGAATTAACTGGTACTATGACATCTAAGGGATATGTCTTTGATACTGAACCTCTTGTAAATCCGACAATAACTGTACAGAAACATAGCACTCGTAATAAGCTATGGACAGAAGTTCTCAAGATTGAAGGTGAGATTACCCTCCAAAAAGTGATGCCTCTTGTAAACGGTAATGTTGCTGCTGCAATGACATTACTAAGAGAAATGGTTCTCAATGAAATGGTTACAAAAAGCGGTAGAGGTAACACTGCGCAATACGAGCGAATAAGTAATTAGGTGAAGAAGCGTAAAATAACGGGTGTAACACTACAAACCGAGGTAGCTCCATTATGGGTACCTAACGTAAAAGAGCGCAAATTAGGAAAAGAGCAAAACTACGGCCAGTATTGGTGCGGTACGTCACTGATTGAGATTGACCCTCGCCAGAAATCTCAAAGATATCTCAAGACATTAATTCACGAGATGCTTCATATGTACTTCCCAGATCTAAATGAAAAAACTGTAGAGATTATATCAGCACGAATGGCAACAGCAATCTGGAATAAGAATTATAGGAAAATTACTTCATAATTTAGTTGAGCTTTCGTTCAAATGACATTATAAATATCTCATATGAAATTTATCAAGACGCTGCATAAAATGGAAAAGAGTTTGTTGACAGAGATGGCTTACGGCTTCTCTCCTACTGCCGTAAAAATCACCAAAGCTGAACTGATTGATAAAATTAACAAACTTCAAGGTAAAGATATACCGACTAAGTTTACCTCTATTGTAGATGCAACATACAAGAAGAAGAATCCTCTAGGTGTGATTTATAAGGTGTCTCAGGTTGAAGGTTTGCTTAATTCCGATTACGCAACAAAAAAGCAGGAAAAGCTTAACATTGCTAGCCCGGGAGAAATTCATGTTCCTGGTAGAACATACGGTACTCACACCTCGTCATCTATCATAGAGCACGCTGGTAAACATTACGTTCAAGTACTTCCACAATCTTCTGCATCTCAGCGTTTTGTTGTTAAGAGCAATATCGGTACGTTTAGTGAAAAGACAAAAGAAGAGTGTAAGGATTACCTTGCTCCTTCCAGACCTACTGGTGATATGGAGGTCGTCTTGAGGCGTTATGGTATCGGTAGTATTGTAGCTATTGAGCTTGAAGGTGTCAGTTATGAAATCTCTGATGTTGATACTGATCGCCACGCTGCTCTTGATATTGTGAATGCCGGTCTCGGTACACAACATCAAATCCCTCAAACATCTACCCCCGCTGAGTAATCTGTAGTTTCTCCTTGATAGTGCAATAATATTGCACTATCATCCTGTTCAGATGAGAAAAAAATGGACAATGAAGTGGTCAACTCCAAAGCAGATGAAGGTACATCCTGGTGCACCAACAGTAATATATGCACCTTATATACCGTTAACGTATACACCGAAATTGTCGAAGAAAAAACTTGAAAAACAAAACAAATCAACATACAATAAAAACATGACTGACAATAAGCTCGATTTTTGGATCAAAAACAACTACAACGTACTATTCGAAGGTAAACACGGCGTGGGTAAGACCGCGCGCATCATTGATGCATTTGAACGCGCCAAATTGAAGTGGCGCTACTTCTCTGCATCGACTCTCGACCCGTGGGTGGACTTTGTAGGTGTACCTAAAGAAGTCACCGATGCAGACGGTAGTACTTATATCGACCTCATCCGCCCCAAGTGCTTCGCGGATGATGAGATCCAAGCGATCTTCCTGGACGAATATAACCGCAGCCAACCCAAAGTTCGTAATGCGACTATGGAGTTGGTTCAGTTTAAGTCTATCAACGGTCGTAAGTTCAACAATCTCAAGATCATATGGGTTGCTGTTAATCCAGATAGCGATGGTGAAGATGCTGGTGAAGTCCGGTATGATGTTGAAAAGCTTGACCCCGCGCAAAGAGATCGCTTCCATGTTCAAGTGATTGTACCTTACAAACCCGACCTCAGCTTCTTCCGTCGCCGCTTTGAGAGTGGTCTAGGTGAGTCTGCAGTCTCCTGGTGGAATGAACTCGAAGCAAAGGAGAAAGATCTTGTTAGCCCTCGTCGTTTGGAGTACGCTGTTCAGATGTATATCGACGGTGGTGACGTCCGTGATGTGCTTCCACAGAAGATCAACGTGAGTAAACTGATTACTGAGCTCAAGTGTGGTTCATACCGCAAGCGCTTGGATGAAGTTATGAAAACTGACGATATGGAGCAAGCTAAGCTGTTCATCGCTGATGAGAATAACTACAACAGCACCTTCAAGTATATCTGTGAAGACCCGAAGAGGATTAGTATCTTCTTCCCGTTCATACCTGAAGAGAAGCAGGTGATTCTCACTACGAACAACCTTGCTGTTCAAAACTTTGTATTCAATGATTACAATACGTATAAGACTGTGATTGCAGGTGCTTCGACCAATAAGAATGTACAGAAGCGTCTCGCGTCTCACATCCTTGAAATGGCGCGTAATTCACCAATGGATATCAGCAAGTTGACCTTTAAGAATCTTGCTGGAAAAGTGAATAAACCGCGTTCAGCGTATCTTGGTTACACGAGCAACAATGTTACTTCTTTGCTTGCTTCATACGGTGCGTATATCGTGAAAGGTACGACCTATCGTAGACAGCTCTTTGAATCATTGACTGTTACACTGGTTGACAATTACATCAAGAAATCAGTTGGTCTCACTGTATCTGAAGCTGAGAATGTGTCAAACTGCTTGTGCGATATGATTGAGAGTACATCTGATTATACGGCTATGTCTGGTTTCAGTGGGTTTGATAATGTGTTCTCTTACGTTCACAACTGCTTGTTTGAGTACAAGAAGGACAATATCACCCCGCGTCAGTCCAAGAAGGTTAACGAATACATCAAAGCAAATCTTGCTAAATTCATATGATAACTCTCGATGAGTTTTTTAACATAGCGCAAGACCTAGAGTGCTACCACGGTATCTTCTCTAGGCTGTGGCAAATGGGTCGCCCGGTTGTGAATGACAAGATTCCAACTGCTGCGGTTACCTTTGACAAGGAAGGCAATTACTTTGGATTCAACTTTAATCCTAAGTTCTGGGCTAGCCTGGATGATTACAACCGCAAGTTTGTAATCTGTCACGAAGCTTTGCATTTGATACTTTATCATGGTGCTCGTCTCAAAGGTAAACACCCGGAGATTGGTAACATTGCAGCTGATGTTGTGATTAACGAAAGCCTAGTCAAAAACTTCGGGTTTGATCGTAAACGTGTTATGAACCAAGCAGAGCTCTGCTGGTATGACACTGTATTCCCTAACGGTATTGAAAAGGAACGTTCAATGGACTTCTACTACAATGAGTTGATAAAGAATGCTAAGACCGTTAACGTGAGTGAAGGTGGCAAAGGTCAGCCGCAAAGCGGTGGTAAAGGTGAAGGTAAGGGTCAATGCAGAACTGTTGACACTCACGGTGAATTTGAAGGTGGTGAAGCATTTGGTGACTCTGATTCTCAGCAAGAGATTGACGGTAAGGTTGAAGAAGCTTGTGATGCTCTTTCTGATAAGGAAGTCGATAACCTGAAAAAGGCTGTTGAGAAGTCTATTGACGACGAATCAAAAACCACTAAGCAAGCTGGTTCTACTGCTGGTGGAGTCGTTAAAGTAATGGTCAACGTTAAGGTTGTTAAGAAGAGTAAATGGGAGACCGTTATTAAGCGCTGGATGCAGAAGTATATGTATCGCTCTGATAAATCGAAGGATCAATGGGCGCGTATTAACCGTCGTTTCTGCACCGTTCAATCGCTTAGTGCTGGTAAGATCTTTATTCCAACCGAAATGGAGACAGATTCCTTTGCTGACGAAAACAGACGCGTACAGGTGATGTTCTTTTTAGATACATCTGGTAGCTGCGCTCATCTGGCTGATCGCTTTTGGAAAGCTGCATCATCGCTACCTGAAGAGCGGTTTGACATTAGGTTGTTTTGCTTTGATACGCAGATATACGAAACATCTTTTGCTTCTAAGAAGCTCTACGGGTTTGGTGGTACGTCATTTCATATCATTGAAGACTATATTCAACAGGATATGAAGAAGAAGAAAACTGACCGTTACCCGGATGCTATCTTCATTATTACAGATGGTTACGGTGACAATGTATCTCCTGTGAGACCGGAAAGATGGTATTGGTTCCTATCAGAGAACTATCAGCATTGCATCCCACCGAAGAGTAATAAGTTTATGCTGAAGGACTACGAGTAGGTCGACGCTTCTTCTTGAAGAGCTCACGCATATTAGTAGGTTTCTTTACATCCTCTTTGTATTCTACTTTGAGGTTGTAATTCTTTGGAAAATGCTTAATGTTAAAGATGGTATCTGTCAAAATACCGTTTGACTCAACTCCAAGGGATCGTAGAACCTTTGCAACTGCAGGTGCGATAGCGCTTTCTTTCTCGTGTAGACTATTAACACGAACAGTAGTAGCATAATTCTTACCATCATATCTGAAGGATACCTTATAAATGCTGTAAGGTGGTACATCATAGAGAGGGTCAAAATCACCCTCTGCTAGAAATCTAGATTCGTAGACGTTCACATTGATATTTATAGCGTCAAAATATAAATACATACATATGTCACAGAATTTTACTGACTTCGTCTCCATTAATGCTACACAGCTGTCAACTGACCCATATTACTTGGTTGGCTTCAGCAATGGATATAATAATCGAGTTTAAAGCAGCCTCATCTGACATAACTAACAGTTTATCACTTATCAGTGTTGGTAACAGTAACATTAATACTTGCAGGTGAACCAGAATAAATCTTAAAAATTTCTTTACTTTCGTTTAACATACGCTATAATAGTATTTATCGAATCTATGACCAACACACGTATAATTCAGAGAGTGTTTAATATGTACCGGAAACGTTGTTTAAAGTGTAAGAATGGTACATATCGAGATAAGAGTGTGTATGGTGAGTGGGCTGAAAAATTTAGCTGTAATAAGTGTGGTCACATGGTACCGTGGAATCTTAGCAAGCTAGATATTGAAAGGTATAAAGGTGAGTAAGGTAGAGCAAGATTATCACGAGCAGAGATCTGTAGAAACTTGGGTTTTAACTATACCCAAGAATCTTATAACAGGTGTTGTTCGTATGCCTACTTTTGATGCGACAAGTTTGGAAATAGATTCAGACACTGGTCGTTCTATATGGGTTGCTTTGCGTGATAATATAGACTTTGAAGTGAAGAGACCTATACTTGATTTATTGTTGCGTGAATTACGTAAAGAAAAATAGTTGCACTTTAAAAAATAGTATGTATATTGATAGTAGAAAAAGAAACGCGAAGCATAAGTAATTTAAAATGCGAACAATGCCAACAACAAGAGCGAGTATAAAGGGTAATAGCCCTTGGCAACCGTATTGTCTGCGTCATGAGACTACGATTGCGAATTCGGACGAAAAAGGATTTACAATGTAGTGGGTTTTGTCAGAGATTTTGAAACCCGCTACTAAAAAGAAAAAAGTAGCGGGTTTTTTATTAGGAATTTACGGATAGGCTTAGAACTCTCACAGCGAGCCTCCTTGAAAAAGGTGCTTAGAAAGTATAAAATCGCTAAACGGTCGTGGGGTGTTATGCGAAAGCAGAACCCAGGTTGGATATAAGCTCCAAAATAGCACGGCGTTCGACGGAACAGAGAAAGCTCTATCGTCGATTTAATGGGGTCGAGCTTTGGCTCCCCCTTTAATTTCATGTGTGAGTAGCCTAAAAGTGAGGCACTTCCTTGCCAAGGAAGGTCAAGCGGGAGCGTTACCCGTCTCGCACTCCATTTCACACTTACCCATGGTAGGAGGTGTTGGGCTTGTCGCTTTGCGCGAGCCTTTTATTTCAGTTACAGTAATTACGAGTTCATGTGGTGATAGCTTCGCACCCAATTCAAAGTCATTTCGACACGGGAGTAACAGGGTTCTCGTCCCCAGCTGCTGTAACTGGATTCAATTTCAGATGTAGTTCAGTGGTAGACCGCTGCACACTATGATGGTACAAGACACCGCAAAAGGGTGATCATGCAGACGCCGAAGGTTCAAATCCTTCCATCTGGATTAATCTCGGAATTGCGTTTCAGGCCCCGAATCGTTACTGTGATTTCCGACAGTGATAGGGGATAAACGAGAGCGCCCAATTTGTGTCGCCGAAACGGTGATGAGCGTATTCAGCACTACTGCTCGGCTACCATGTTCAGTGTATCTAAGGTTCGATTCCCTAGCTCTGGCGAGTGTGATATGTTGAACATAAAATTTATACACTGTTGGGAGTACATTGCCTGATCAGCAATGGGTAGGTGCAAATTCTACACGATAAGGCTACGCGGTTGCAACTGCGTGTGCAAACTCGGCCAACCACTTTAATCCCGCCGCGTTCAATTGAACAAACCGAACTCCAAATCCGGTAAGTAGGGTGAGATACCTTACGGCGGGGCCATTTTATGAGAGGGCAGCAGTGGTTGATTTTCAACCCAAGCTGATAAGTCGCCGTATCAACCGATTAAAACTCGGTAGTGCTGAAATGAGATCTGATACATCTCCCCTCGCGCCAATTTACTCATTCGACCTATCGCTGATAGCCCTGTCACCTATGAATACAATAGGTCTGGGTTGTTAGAGGAAGTTCGCGCCATCACAGCAGCTCGTGGGAGAATCATTCCTGAGCCCTTGAAAAACTCGGATAAGTTCAGCAGGAAGGGTGAAATAAAGGGGTTATAGAATAAGCCTATGATTCATTGACCACATAGTAGATGCAAGTACAAATATGGATGGTAGTGCTACACGTTACCCAGGCAATGGTTGGGGCAGTCGATTTTAACGATCGACCAGTTTGCAAAGACTGAGATAAATGATTAACACCGAGAAATTGGTTACCGAATCGAGACTATTTCATGTGATCTTTAATTGCAGTATCTACTATTTGATAAAACGGTTGCATATGCTTATCTGTATATTGGGAGAGTTTAGAAATATTTAAAACTATGAGTGTTGTATTTTTTGCAGCACACATTTCAACTCGTAAATTATCACGTATTTTTATTTTTTCAAATAAAGGTGTACCATATATAGGTTTGTAGTGATGAATACCATTTATTTCAAAAGCGAGTTGGAGACTCGGTATAAAAATATCAAGTTCGTAACCGATATGTGATTTGTTATTTGTGATGAATTCAAGATTTGGATAGTTAGTTGTAATATATTTTCTAATTTGCTTTTCTGCTTTTGATTGAAATGTTTTATGTTTTGGTAGTTTACTATTATATGTACCTGCACAATGTTTACTACAAAAAGAGCGTTTTGTTTGACTTATTCTTGTAGGTTGTATCATTCTAGTATTACCACAGTTTGCACATATAATTTGCACTCTCGATTTTGGTGACTTCATGTTTAATGGTATATCTGCAATGTTTAAGACTTCATTCCACGAATTGAAGTATTTTTTAATTGTTGCATAACATGGTACATCAGGCATCAGAGGATTACAACTATTTGGAATTCCTGGAGATTTGTTATATGTTTTATAATATTGTCGAACTGCTTCGATGATTTGTTCTTTCATAAGTATACTTAGTATCGCGGCTACGGAATACAACCTCTAATTTCAATTTAACGCCCTTGAAGCTTAACGAGATAAGCATTCGGCTTTTAACCGAGCGACAGCGATTGCAACCATCGCCAGGGGTACCAATTTACGGCCTTGTAACTCAACTTTAGAGTATCCACCCGATTAGTGGAAGGTTGTAGGTGAAACTCCTACCAAGGCTACCAATTTAGAACCTTAGAAATAAGGCAGGAAGTGAGAATGACGGCCAATGCACTCGTTCAATTTTGTCTGAGAGCTGGTGAATACTGAGAAGTTCATCGCGTCTGTGGCTCCAAACTGGGTAGACAGTTCTACCTTCTAATTCAATTTGCTGGAGTCGTGGGTGCAAGGTCCGCCGCTAGTAACAAAAACTAGTGTAGTTTAGCATTAGCAAAACACCAGCATCGTATTTATGGTCCATTAGAATAAAAGTTAATTCGCCTGTCTCTCTAACAGGATAAAGCAGAGCGTTACTGCTATGGACTACCAATCTAACTGAAACGTACTAAGGGTTCGAATCCCACCTGGGTAAGCGGTAGAGATACCGCCGCGCTCGGATCGTATAGCGGATAGTACGCAGCCTATCTAATTTTATGGGGGTGTAGTGCTAAAAGGTAACACGACCGGTTTGCACCCGGTAGAAGTCGGGGCGGTACCGACCATCTCCACGTCTCTGTAAAAACTAGTTGCTCCACCATACTTATTACATAAGTATTGATATATGGGTAAGCAACAACGAATTATTGAGGAAAATAGACAACAGATACTGAAGTGGCATACTGAGCACCGACCGACAGATTGGATCGCGCGCCAACTACATATTAGTAGAGAGTTATTAAAACGAACATTTCCACAGTACCTAGGTAGATCGGGTGGTAGAGTAGAGTTGATTGAAGCAGAAATATTATACAATAAATCACCTAAACATTGCCCGGTGTGCCAGCGATATATACCATTTAAAAATCGTTCACAACAATGTTGTTCACATAAATGTTCTCGCCAATATAACATACCGATATTAGCTAAACAACGAAAAGAAATACCGTGTAAAGGTTGTAAGAAGTTAGTAACAACTTATATAAATGTACCTGAAATTTATTGTGATACATGTAAAGTTGAAATACGCAAGCAACAGCAGAAACAATATTACGCAACACATCCGCGGTTATATCTCTCCTCATCACCGAGTAAGAGAGTAGAAGATTTAGATATGACCCAATTTCCACGATTTATATTTACAAAATGTATAATCTGTGACGCTAATTTTATTACAAGAAAATCCACAAGAATTGCAAAGACCTGTAGTCCTGACTGTAAGAGTAAACTACTTTCACGTAATTCACTAGCTAATCCAAATTGTGGTGGTGAGACTAATTTTAAGCGGTATAGATACAAAGATATTTTAATGGATTCAAGTTGGGAAGTTGATATCGCAAAATTTTTAGATGAAAAGAATATCGAATGGCGACGGAGTAGAAAATTAATGCTATGGTATATTGATGGTAGCGGTAAACGTCGCCGGTATTACCCAGATTTCTTTTTACCGGCTCTTAATGTTTATTTAGATCCGAAAAATCCATATAAGATGAAACAAGATGCTGAAAAGCTTAGATTAGTTCGTGAACAAAATAATATTGTACTTCATGCTGGTAAAGTAGATGACATTAAACAGGAAATTTTAAACCATTTAGTAGAGGCCTAAGTACACGGCATGGAAAAGAGCTCTGACCGGCTCGAGAGAAAGAGGTAGCTCCTCCGGTTCAAATCCCTCACTCTACTGATTCGTTTACGAGTAATGCAGAGAAGCACCCAAATGCTCCGTTAGCTGGGAATGCCCGGTGTAGCTGAGTGATCAGTGTAGATGGTAGCGTGGAGTTTGCCTATTACTCGTGCTCTTTTAGCTTAAGATGGTGCAGAGAAGCACATGATATCCGAGCCCCATTTGAGGGGTGTGAGATGTTAATAGTTTGCCTACTAGCTTACGCAAAAATTTATGCGCTGATGGCCTAACAGGTAATGGCGCCCGGTGTTTAGCCGGGAGGTTGCAGTTAGCAGTGGTAGACCGGAATCCACATGAGTCTATTGTTGTGATACAACTCAATTGATTGTATTACTACAGTTCGAATCCTGCTCAGCGCACCACTTTTATGTTGATTTAATTATCAATTCATCTATACTGAATTTGTAGGCTAGGTGTAAAATGCACAATTGTCTATATATTATGGATAATATATAACCTTTTAAGTCTCTTGTCTTCTATATTAGAGGTGAGGAGATCTTAAAAGACATATATTACCGCTTGCGGTAAGTGTTGGATGATAGTTAGTTATATTAGATTAAAATAGAGATGAAACCGCGACAAGAAGGCCGGTGAGATTCCGGAGACCTACACCAATTTTGACGCAGGAGTGGAGTAATCGCCAACTCGTGAGGCTCATAACCTCAAAATGCATCTGCAACGATGCCCCTGCAACCATTTGCGTCGTTAGACCGTAGGAGTAGCGGGCGAGACTGTAAATCTCGTGTCGAAAGGCTCGGGTGGTGCAACTCCATCACGGCGCACCATTTCTCTATTGATGTAAGAGAGCCTGACGATGGAACAGCAGCATATCCCCACCCTAATAAGGTAGAAGGCAGGATATACGGGATTGGCTAGGTGATGAACATGAGACCTAGATAGAGAATTCAATTTGTTACCTGCCAGTGGCAGTGGAACCTACAAAGGCTTACGCAGAGCCGGCCTGGCGAATCTGCGTTATTTTTGATAAAACAGCTGATGAATTGCGAAGTTCTGATGCCATTATAAGAACAATATTACCAACAGCCGCTCTTCGCAATTCATCATCAGGCCTTATATATCGTTTGCCTTTAATTTCTATCCATAAATTATGATCAGGTAAAAAGAAATCTGGGTAGTATCTTTTCTGCTTTCCATTTAAGCCAATAAATGAGAAATATTGAGTCTGATTTTTAATCCATTTTATGTTAACTGTGTCGAGTAGCTTTGCAAAAATAAGTTCCGCACCAGAATCCATTTGTTGATCTTTATATGTTGAGCGATGAACAATGGTAGAATTTGGATGATAACGATTTTGATCTGCACAAGCTCTGCAGCAGTAAACACGTTTAGTTGTTGATATATGTTCAAAGATTTTATTGCATGATTTGTTTTGACATATTGATTCGATGCGAGGCAATTTCCGTTTACTACATCTACCACCTTTACTACCGTATAACTTAGGATTTAATCTAAAACCAGCTGGTGGAATATTTTTCATCTTGATTGATAATTTCTGTTTAAATTCGGGTGTTATCCAACTATAATCTTTTAATTTATTATTGAATATAGCAGAACAAGATCGTGAACAGAATGAGTGTTTAGATTTATATTTGAGTGATCTCTTTACAGGTTTTTTACATTGTGCGCAAGAGACTATTACACACTTCGAATGGGTTCGTGCACAACCTGAACTACATGA